ATTTATGTGCTGTTGGGAGACGAAGAGGTGCGCGATGGGTCGGACCAATCCGGCGCCGGTGCTATACACAGATTTACCCTTTCAATTCATTCAGATAGCGCCGGGTTCTCAAGCGCAAAACAGCTGGCGTCTACGCTCTGTGACAGCTTGATCGATGTACCGTTGACCCTGTCACGGGGGTATCTGATCGGCCTGTGGTTCGACCGCGCCAATGCACGGCGGATGACAGATGGCAGCCGCAGAATCGAGCTGCGGTTCCGCGCCCGGGTTGAGGATGGTTGAATGATACAAAACAGAGGGCCGCGCCTGACCTTGGGGTAGCGAAAAGCGCCTTCCCGGGGGGAAGGTCAGGCGCGGCCCGGCTTTGCCGGGTGGTGTAATAGTGATGTGCAGTACTTTGAATCTAATGGAGAAACAAAATGACAGCCCAAAATGGCAAGGACCTTTTGGTCAAGGTAGACATGACCGGCGACGGTCAGTTCGACACTCTCGCAGGGCTGCGCGCCACACGGATCAGCTTTAATGCGGAAACCGTGGATGTCACCAGTCTGGAAAGCCAAGGGGGCTGGCGCGAGCTGCTGTCCGGGGCCGGTGTGCGCTCGGCCTCGATCTCGGGGTCTGGTGTATTCCGCGATGCCGGATCGGATGAACGCGCGCGGCAGTTGTTCTTTGACGGCGAAACCCCGGATTTCCAGATGGTGATCCCGGATTTTGGCATCGTTCAGGGAGCCTTTCAGGTCACCGCGCTGGAATATGCCGGCAGCCACAACGGCGAGGCTACTTACGAACTGTCACTGGCCAGCGCCGGGGTGCTGGCGTTTACGGCGGTATAAGCCATGGCCAATCCCTGGAGCGGTGAAGTGGAATTGGTGATCGACGGTAACCCACGGGTTATGAAGCTGACCCTAGGGGCGCTGGCAGAACTTGAGCAGGCGCTGAAAGTCGGGTCGCTGGTGGATCTGGTGCAGAGGTTTGAAAGTGGCGGTTTCTCGGCTGGCGATGTCTTGGCGCTGATAGGCGCCGGGCTGCGGGGCGGCGGGGTGGCGATGACCGCTGTGGATCTGGCCAGTGCTGAGATTGAGGGTGGCCCGATGCAGGCCGCCAAAACTGCTGCGCAACTGTTGGCGCGGGCCTTTATGGCACCGGATCAGTCGTGAGCCAGCTGGACTGGCCTGCGATGATGCGCGCCGGGTTGTTGGGGTTGCGATTGATGCCCGCTGATTTCTGGCGGCTGACCCCTGCGGAGTTGCGGCTGATGCTGGGACAAGGCGCAGACCAGACCCCAATGGGGCGGGCCGGGCTTGATGCATTGATGCGCGCCTATCCCGACCAGACAGGAGACGACGATGAGTGATCATGAGGCAATTGGTGATCTGGAACTGCAAAGCGAGGGTCTGGGGGATGCCCTGGGCAATGCAGCCGGAATGGCGGCAACTTTTGATGCCGAGTTGCGCCGGGTACGCGAGGCCTTTGCGGCCACAGGCCGGGACGCCGCCACATTGGAGCGCGGCATGTCCAAGGGCTTGCGCCGGGCCTTTGACGGGGTGGTGTTCGACGGCATGAAGCTGTCGGACGCGCTAGAGACCGTGGCGCGGTCAATGATCCAGACCACCTATAATGCGGCGATCAAACCGGTGACCAATCATGTCGGCGGGGTGCTGGCTGATGGGGTGACGCAACTGGTCAGCGGCTTGCTGCCCTTTGGCGATGGCGCGGCGTTTTCGCAAGGCCGGGTGATGCCTTTTGCCCGGGGTGGCGTGGTCAGTGGTGCCACAGCCTTTCCCATGCGCGGGGGCACCGGGTTGATGGGCGAGGCCGGCCCCGAAGCGATCCTGCCATTGGCTCGTGGTCCCGACGGGTCACTGGGGGTGCGCAGTGGCGGCGGTGGGGCCGTGAATGTGGTGATGAACGTCACCACGCCTGATGTTCACAGCTTTGCCCGCAGTCAGGGCCAGATTGCCGCACAGATGAGCCGGGCCTTGGGGCGTGGCAATCGTAATCGATAGTAACAGAGGGCCGCGACTGACCTTGGGGAGGTGCAAAGCGCCTTCCCGGGGGGAAGGTCAGGCGCGGCCCGGCTTTGCCGGGCTGAAGAGACACAAGGAGCAAACTCCATGACTTTCCACGAGGTAAGATTTCCCGCCAGTCTCAGCTTTGGTTCGGTGGGCGGCCCTGAGCGGCGCACGGACGTGGTGACGCTGGCCAATGGGTTCGAGGAGCGCAACACCCCCTGGGCGCACTCACGCAGGCGCTATGACGCCGGGTTGGGGTTGCGCTCGCTGGATGACATCGAGGTGCTGATTGCGTTTTTTGAGGCCCGGCGCGGGCAGATGCACGGGTTTCGCTGGAAAGACTGGTCAGATTACAAATCGGCGCGCGCTACGGCGGATGTGGCGTTTGACGATCAGGTGATTGCGACAGGCGACGGCGCATCGGTGACGTTTCAGCTGTGCAAGACCTACCGCTCGGGCCGCTACAGCTATGAACGGCCGGTTGCCAAGCCCGTGGCGGGGTCAGTGCGCGTTGGCATCGAGCAAGATGAGCTGCGCGAGGCTGTGGATTTCACGCTGGATGACAGCACCGGCCTGATCAGCTTTGCGCATCCCCCAGCCGAGGGCATGTCCATTGTGGCCGGGTTTGAGTTTGACGTGCCGGTGCGGTTTGACACCGATCGCATCCTGACCAGTGTCGCCAGCTTTCAGGCGGGCGATGTGCCCAATGTGCCAGTGGTCGAGGTGCGGGTGTGATGGTGGGCATGTCACAGGCGTTTCAGGATCATGTGCAAGGCGGGTTGACCAGCCTGTGCCGGGCTTGGGCGATCAGTCGTCAGGATGGCGTGGTGCTTGGCTTTACCGATCATGATCGGGATCTGAGTTTTGACGGTTACAGCTTCAAGGCAGGCACGGGGTTAAGCGCGCTGGCCTTGCAGCAGGCGACCGGGTTGTCGGTGGACAATACCGAGGCGATCGGCGGTCTTAGCGATGCCTCGGTGACTGAGGGTGATATCAATGCGGGCCGCTATGACGGTGCCGAGGTGCGCTGTTGGCTGGTGAACTGGGCAGATGTCTCGGTACGCTGGCTGATGTTTCGCGGCTCCATCGGGCAGTTGCGCCGCGCGGGTGGTGCCTTTCATGCCGAGTTGCGGGGGCTGAGCGAGGCGTTGAACCGGCCAGTGGGGCGGGTCTATCAGAAACCTTGCACGGCGGTGCTGGGCGATGAGGGGTGCAAGTTTGCGCTGGATACACCGGGATACGGCGAAGAGCTGCCAGTTGATCTGATGGAACGTGGTCAGGAGTTTCGATGGCAGGATCTGGCGGGGTTTGAGCCGGGCTGGTTCGCGCGCGGGCGATTGGAGATGTTGTCGGGTGCGGCGCAGGGGCTGAGCGGTATCATCAAGCAGGATCGCAGCGATGGCACAACTCGGGTGATCGAGCTGTGGCAGCCGATCCGGGCTGAGGTGGTGCCGGGTGATATGGTTCGCTTGCAGGCGGGCTGTGACAAGCGAATGCAGAGCTGTCGGCTGAAATTCAACAATCTGATCAACTATCAGGGCTTTCCCGATATCCCGGGCGAGGATTGGGTGATGTCGGTGCCCAAACAAAGTGGCGTCAACAGTGGCGGTAGTCGCAGATGAGCGCGCATGGAGATAGGATCGTTGCCGCTGCGCGCGGCTGGATTGGCACCGCTTATGTACATCAGGCGGCCTGCAAGGGTGCGGGCTGTGATTGTCTGGGGCTGGTGCGCGGCATCTGGTGCGAGATCTATGGGCAAGAGCCGGAACAGGTGCCGGCCTACTCAATGGATTGGTCCGAACCGCAGGGCGAGGAGCGCCTGTGGCAGGCAGCCCTGCGGCATTTGCAGGCAAAACCGCTGGCTCAGGTCGCGGTCGGAGATGTGATCCTGTTTCGCATGCGCACTGGTGCGGTGGCCAAGCATCTTGGAGTGCAGTCCGGCGTTGGCGGCCAGATACTGAGGGCCGCGCCCGACCTCCCCCCAGGGAGGGCGCTTCGCACCCACCCGAGGTCGGGCGCGGCCCGGCTTTGCCGGGCAGAAGGTGGGGCCAAGTTCATCCATGCCTACAGCGGCCACGGCGTGGTCGAAAGCCCGCTGAGCGCGCCCTGGCAGCGGCGCATTGTGGCGCGGTTTCAATTCCCAAAGGAGACAGACTGATGGCAACCATTCTCTTGTCCGCAGCGGGCGCTGCCATTGGTGGCGCGGTTGGTGGCACCGTTGCCGGGTTGTCGTCGGTGGTGATTGGTCGCGCGGTGGGGGCGACGCTGGGACGTGCCATTGATGCGCGACTG